GCGAGCGGTGACATGACGTAGGTAGCGCCTGCGAGGTTGCCGCCGTCTGCGAGCACTTCGCTTTCCATCTTGAACGCCAAAGCTGCGTCCAAAGCGGTGTCGCCGGTCGTGCTGACGTTGATGGCAGTTGAAGCGAGGATGGTGTCGAAGCAAGCATCGTCCACGTAGGCGTTCATCGCGTCAGCGAGTTCAGCCGCAATCAGCCGGTCCACTTCGGCGCCGCCTTGGAGGACGAGCTGCTTCGAGTAGACGGTCTTGGCAGACACACGTTGCGGAGTGAGCGTGAGCTCGTCCATCTCCATGCCTGAAGCTGCGTTCGCGTCAACTTCGCCCTCGCCCGTGCCGGATGCCTTCACAGAAACCCGTGGGAACTTCAGTGAGCCGGTAGCGTTGCGGATAACAGTCGTGCCGAGCTGCTCGATGACAGACGGAGCACGCAAGGCTTCAATGGCGCCTGGTACGTTCGTGGGAACGAAGCCGGAGCCGTCGCCGCTGCCTGCTTGGAAGTCGTCGGCAGCACCTGCACGGAGTGCGATGCTTGGGATGGCAACTTGGCCAGCCATTTGCAAACCTTGGCTGCGTGCTTCCTTGGCGGCTTCTTGCGCCCATTCAGCTTCCGCGCCTTCGAGGTTGCGACCGTTGGCCACCTGTGCCACGGCACGAGACAAAGAGAACGCACCGTGCACCCGCTCTGCTTCGCGCTGCTCGCTCGTAGAAGGTGAGTGTCCGGAGATGCTGCGGGCAACCATAGCCTGCTCGCGCTCCTTGTGCTTGATTTTAACATCCAAGTCGGAGATCATGTTGTCCAACTTGTCGCAGCGCTCTTGCTCTGCTTCGGTCATGGTGCGGCCTTCGCTGTCTGCTTTTTGGCCGATGGCCACAAACTCCTCGTAGTGTGCGGAGCGTTGGCCTTTGAGGTCGTTCAAAGTCATGGGGTTCGGGTTTGATGGTGCCAAGTTACGAACTTCCGGAACTTCCGGTTGCGCTTCCTCGGCGGGTTGGGTATGGTCTTCGGTCACATCCTCCGCCTGTGCTTGCGCCATGTTGCGGGCGCTCACCGTGGTGGTTGGGTATGCCGGGTAGGTAACGGGTGAAACGTCCATGAGCCGCGCCACCTTGTCGATGGTGCGCGTGCTGCGGTCTTCGCTCCACGTTTGCTCCGCGATGGTGAACGCGAAGCTGCTCTGCGTGATGTCGCCACGCTTGATGAGTTTGTACAAGTCGCGGCCGTCCTGCGTGTCAGCCAAGGCAGCACGGTAGCGCAAGCCGTTGTCGTCAACGGTCAGCTCCAGCGTGCCGTTGGTTGTGCGGGCCATCGGTGCGCCTGCGTGGTTCAACAGCAAGCGGACGTCGTCCTCAAGCACCTCGTCAAAAGCGCCGCGTGCGATGTTTTCTTGGAAGTAACCGAGGTCGGTGGTTTGCTCGTAGTTGGCTGCGTAGCCCTCGATGATGAGCTCGTCACCTTCGGCGGCGCGTACTTCGGCGGTGCGGAGCTCGACATCGTTGCCGTACTGCGCCCGGATTTCTTGTTCAAATTGCTCCTGATCCTTCATTGCTTGAGATTTTATCCGAGTAATCGCCGACGCGGTCCAAGGCCAGTTGGTTAACCTGGACCAAATGCACGTCGCCGCCTTCGGTTGGGTTGAGGTCTTCCTTTTCGCGCACTTCGTTGATGTTCAGGACGCCGTTTTGCAGCATCTTGGTGTAGAAGTCCGCTCGGGCTTGCATATCGCCACGGAAGAGGTCGTTGAGGTTGAATTTTGAATAAACCTGCGGCCGCTCGCGCATTTGGATGAGCTTGCGGTCGATTTCCTGCTCGATGCGCTTGGCCCACGGAGTAATCGTGTGCCGGGCAAACATCAGGTTCTGCTGTTCAACGTTGTTGTAGGTCGTTTGGCTCTCAAGCTGCACAAGCGCGGGCGGCACGCTGAAAATGCGGCAGATTTCTTCCGCTTGGAACTTGCGGGTCTCGATGAACTGCGCCTCGTCCGGGCTGATGCTGATGCGGCTGTACTTGAAGCCAAACGGAAGCAGCTTGGTGCCGCCCTGGGTGTTGGCTTTGTTCCAGGACTGCTGTATTACGTCCATCTGCTCCTTCTTGAGCGGCTGATCGGACGACAAAATGCCGGTCATTTGGCCTCCTGAACCGAAATACTCGCTGCCGAACTCCTGCGCTGATTTGGCAAGGCCGAGGTTTTCGCGGTGGATGGCGATGGGTGATTTGCGGCCAAGGTTAGCGATTTCGAGCATGTTCTCCGGCATCACCACGCCGTAATCACGCACCGCAAAGACGCGTTCTCCGTTCACTCGCTTGACATCGACATCGTAGTGGCTTACGATGTGCATGGCCGTGGCGTATCCTCTGTTGTCCCGCTCGATGACTGCGTAGCCGATGCCGTTGAGCACCGCGTGGCTGATGATGGTCTCCCAAAACTCGTAGGCGGTCTGGTAGTCGTTGGGCGTGTACTTCACCAGGTCGTATGCCGGGTGCGCATTGGCTGCCATCACCTCGCGGCCGTCGCGCACATGCACCTCAAGGCCGAGCGAAGCCACTGTGCTCGCGATTTTGTTGGTGCAAGCGTAGACGGTGCTGATGGACATTGCCGTCGTCTCGTTGATGTTGGCGCCGCTGACCGTGTGGCCGTAGATGCCCATCTCGCTCGGCAGTGCGTTGGCGTCGTACTTGCCCACTCGGAAGCGGAACAAGCCTTCTAATCGGTCGCGGAGTGTAGCCATTGGCCGCAAGTTACGAAGTACAAACTTTTGGGGTTACAAACTAATGATGTCGAAGAAGTCACCGCCGCTCTGCGTGCTGAAGTGAGCGTACTCGTTCATGGCAATAATGCTGGCGATGACGCCGTCCACCTTTTTCGCCTCGTTGCGCTCCTTGGTGACTCGCTTGTTTTCGTTCACGTCCGTGTAGACGACCGCGCAGCCCATCTGCCAGCGCAGCACCTCGTTGCCGCCGTGCACGATGTTGCCTTTCATCATCTGCATCTCAAATTCCTTGGTCGGGCCGTTCATCGTGGTGATGTTTTGGGCCATTGGGCGCATGTCGATGTCCGCTTCCGTTAATTCCGTTACGAGATAGGTGGAAAAGCGCGGATCATAGCCCACCGTGCGCACGTCGTACTTCGCGCACGCCTCGATGATGTGGTCCCGGACGTAGCGGAAGTCGGTCACGTTGCCTGGTGTGATGGTGATGTGGCCGTCTTTTGCCCACCTCATGTAGTCGATTCCGGCACTTAGGCGTTTGGATTCGGCCTTTTCTTGGTTGACGAATTGGTGCAAAATCAGGTAGAAGCAGTCGTGCTCTTCGTCCCTGAAAAGCAGCGAAAACGCCGTCAAATCCTGCGTGCTGGCGATGTCAAGGCCGCCAAATGCGGGCAAATCGGGCAGCCGTTCCCATGGAATCGGGTCCGCGCCGCGCATGAAGATGTCGTCAGGTATCCACGCGTGCTCCGCGCTCGTCCATATGTTCAAGTTCAGCCGCAGAAACGTGTTCAAATAGCTCGGAATGGTCTCCGCTTTCTTCGATTCTTGCTCGAAATACGCCTTTTTGCAGATGGAGCCGTAGCCCGGGTTGGCTTTTTGCCACGTTGCCTCGGACCGCCAGTCGTCTTTCTCGTCGGCTGCGTACAGCACCGGGAGGAATGTGTCGTCGACGATTGTGCCCTCTTTTACCTGCCGTGCGTACTCGTGGACCTCAAAACAGATGCTGTTTCGGTCGTGGCCGGCTGTGGTGAGCGCGATGACTAACGGTTGTGATCGGGCGCCTGTGGAGGTGACCAGTACGTCCCACAAATCTCGGTTGGGCTGTGTGTGCAGCTCGTCGAAAATGACTGCGTGACAGTTGAAACCGTGCTTGGTTGATGCTTCAGCACTGATGGACTTGTAGAAGCTGGATTTGTAGTGGATGGAGGACCGTAGCACCTTGCCCCGCTCCCGCAGGTGCTTGTTGTTGTGAACCATCTCTTGCGCGATGCTGAACACGATGTTCGCTTGCGCACGGTCTCCCGCAGCCGAAATAACCTCTGCACCAGGTTCGCCGTCAGCAAATAGCATGTAGAGAGCAATAGCAGCAGAAAGATTGGACTTCCCGTTTTTCCGAGGAATCTCGACGTAACAGGTGCGGTACTTGCGGCGGCCGTCCGGCTTTTTCCACCCAAAGAGCGGGCGAATGATGTCGTCCTTTTGCCACGATTCGAGTAAAAACGGCTTGCCGCCGAGGTCGCCTTTGACGTGAGTACAGAAGCGCTCGATGAAATCCACTGCGCGATCTGCCGCCTCCGCGTCGTAGTAGTAGCCTTCATCCGAAGTAAGATTCGACATCCTCTTCGGTTTCGTTTGCGCTGCCCAGCTTCATTTCCAACCGTGCCACCAACGCCTGCTTCCGCATCCTGGCCTCTTTCAACTGCTGCCACTCCGGGCGGGCGCGGCTGTACACGTCGCCGCTTTTGCCGGTGACCTGGTAGCAGGTGCCGTGCTCATTGCAGAAGGCTTGGAGCGTCTCCTCCTCCACTTCGACGCACGCCAAGGTCCGGATGAGCGACTGCATCCCGGGCGTGAGGTCGATGACGCGGCCGTAGGCCTGCTCAAGCTCCGTGTAACGTGTGATTTGTTCTGCGTTCATGCCGTGCAAGTTAGCCCCAAGCACGTGATACCCGCAACCCCTTTTGGTTTTGAGTCCGTGCATATTCGTGCGCGGGCGGCCGGGACTTTCCCTTGCTCGCGTTTAGATTTGTCACCCCCCTTCCCCCCAACAACCGGGTCACCCGGGCACAAAAAAAGCCCGCACGTGGCGGGCCTTTCGGTTGGTTCGGTATGTGCTTGGGTTAGATCAGGCGCTGGTCCTTGCGTTCCGATGCGCTCTTGCGGGCGTGGCAGCTTGCGCACATCGACTGAAACGGACCGCGCCAAAAGTCACCGCCTTGGGTCACGGGAATGATGTGGTCCACCACGGTGGCCGACCGCCCGCACTCAACGCAGACCGGGTGCAGCTTCAGCCACGCAAGCCGCAGCTTCATCCACATCTTCGAGGAATACCGCTTATCCCGGTTCACTCGTTCGCCTGGCTTGCGCTTGTCTGCCCATGGGCTGCGCCTGCTGCCTTTGTTAATCCATGCCATAGTGGTACTGCACTCTTCCTGTTATCTGCTTCAGTTCAATGTTAATCTCACGCACTCGCCTGCTCCGCTTGGTGTATTGCGTCTCCCCGCCTTGCTGTTTGTACAGCTGATCGTGTGACTCAAACCATTGGTACAACTCAAGCCTCTCCTTCCTCAACCGGTGCACCCGGATTGCTTGGTCGTTGGACAAGCCTTTTATGCGTCCCCATTTCTTGCCAGGCATCTCGATAGTGTCCCGCCAATTGCTCAAGTTCAAGAGACGTGAACTTTCGAGGCTCGTGCGCTCGTCGCATAACCGTTGCAGCTCTTCCTTGCTGCTCGCGGTCGAGATTGCGGCCAAAAAGCCACTGTTCTCCTTGGCTGTAAATGTTGCAGGAGACACACTGGGGCCTGACGTTGTCTTCGTCCCAACGGGTGGCCATGTACCGCCGTGAAGCAAAATGGCCTGCTTGCATTCGTGTAACATGGTCGGGCCGCTCGCATGTGAAGCAACGGACAACACCGTGCTCGTCTGCGTACTTCGCGCGGATGTATTTGCTAAACCACTCATCGACCTTCTTTTTGAGCTGTGCGTGCGTCTTCTTCCTGGGCGCTGACTGACTCTTTCTCGTGGGCTTGGCCTTTGGCTTGGTCGCCAATCTCTTCGCGGATTTGCTGTCTCTCATGCTCGGTCAAGGTAACACCCAGCGCCCACTTCTTCCGCAGCTCGTCCACTGACGGCTTCAGGTCCAAGTCCTCGATGAGCTGCTGCATGATGCGCTCGTTCTCGCCCTTGGCTGCCGGTGGCAACGCCGTCAACGCCTCGGCCGGCTTTTGGTTGTACTCCGCCACCGCCTTGGTGCGCTTCTCAAGGTAGATCTGTATGCACTCCACCAAATCCGCCGCAAGAAACCGCGTGTCCATCTTCGGCCTGATGAGTCCGCTGGCAATCATCCGCAGCATCATCCGCACCTCGTAGATGCGCAGGTGCTCGTGCTCCATCAGCGCACGGACGGCATGCGACCGCATCTCCATGGTATCCATGCCTTGCTTCACCGGCACTGCGTGGTGCAGCGAATACATCCACTTCATGAACGCCTCTTGCATCTCGTACTGCGCCACTTTCTTCGCCATGCCGATGGGCGTGCCGTTCAAGTACGCCCGCGCCATGTAGTCAGAAATTTGATCGGGCAAAGATTTCTCTAACTCTCTCCGGACTATGTTCTTCAACAGCGCGTCCGTCACGAGACCGTGTTTTGGATGGTTGTATGCTTTTCCATCCGCCAGCCATTGCTTGGCCGATTGCTTCGATAGCTGCTCCGACATCGTTTGTTTCGTTTTTCAGTTTGACAAGTGCAAGCTGCTCCGCTTGCTGTGATTTGAACCCGAAGCCAAATTCGGCTCGCTTGTACTGCTTCCACATTTTCCACGCTTCGGCAAACGCTGGTTCCTCAAAAGGCAAAACCATTTCAATTTCCCCCAAATCGCCCTTCTGATTTATTGGGGATTTACTTAATGATCTACTATGTTCTACTTGGGTGACAGGTCGGTCACCCTTACCACGACCAATCGGTCGTCCTTCCGCGTCACTTCGGTCACCCTTTCGCGTCACATCGGTCACGGTGACCAATGGGTCACCCTTGGCCACTATGTAACGCATTTTGCCCTGGTACTTCAGGTCGATGTAACCCATGTCGCAGAGTGCTTTTACTGCGCGTTGCACGGACCGCTTGTTGCACGCAAACATGTCCGCGAGTTGGTCGTTCGTTCTAAACGCTTTCTGCCCCTGCTGCTGCCATGTCCAAGCATCGGCCCAAATGCCGGCCTGCAACCCGCTCAAGCGAGCGAGCTGCGGCCATAGGCATTCAGGAAGTTGCAGGTACTTCATTCAACCGGGGTGATCTGCGTCTCAAATTCCCATCCGTGCTGGCTGAACATTTCGAGGTACTGGTTGTAGCTGCCTTTGTCGCTGAACTCCAACGTGGTCCCCATAGCCGGCACAATGATGCGGTAGTGTAGGCGCTTGACTTTCATCAAAACGGCAAATCACTGTCGTCCGGTTGCAAGGTGCCCTGCTTGGGTTGCGCTGCCGGCTTGCTCGGTGGAGCTGCTGCCGTTTCCACGGGTGCCGCGCTCGCGTTCTGCGGTGCACTGTTGCGGTCCACGCCGGTAATCTCTGCGAGCTTCAGAGACAGGAAATGCCGCCCGTTCCACTCGCGACCGCCCAGGTAGCACTCCACCTTCACGCGGGTGCCCGGCTCGATGCCGTCAAACCGTCCCACGCCATCCTTGATCATCTCAACGGGCAGCAGGTTGTCGTACTTGCTGTCAATTTGCAGGATGGCGGTTTGCTTGGTGAAGCCGCTGTCAAAGGTCAGGATTTCTTGCACCTCCATCAGGGTGCCGATGATTTCTACTTTCATCAGAGTGAGTTTAAGAATGAATTGAAGTTGTTGTCGTTCGTGTCCAACTCGGGCTTCACCGGTTGGTTCCATGCCCGCATCGCTGGGTGCCATGGTGGTAAGTCCAGCTCGTAGATGTTCTCGCCGTATCCCACCGGCTCTCCGTCCCATGCCTTGAATCGCTCCACGAGCTCATGCAAGTACGCTTCGGCTGCTTCCAGGCTCTCCTGCGTCGGCTCATACACCGCCACGTTGTACGGTGCTGCTGACTCCACCGCTATCCAATAGAAGTTTTGCCGCTTGGTGATGCGCTTGTAGATGGCTGCTTGCAGGTGGTAGTCGAAGTTGCTCGCTGCCTTCCTGAATCCTTCCGGGCTGGCGTCGGTCGTCGTCTTTACGTCGACGATGTCGTGCTCGTCCCATGCGTCCACGATGCCCCGGAAATCAATGCCGTGGATGTTCCCGGCCACCGGTGCTTCAGCGAACTTGCCTTTGAGCAGGTAGGTGGCCTTGCGGTGGCTTGTAATGGCATCGGTCATCTTGAACACCGCTTCGGCCTGATCTGCCGTAAGCACGGTCTTCTCGCCTGCGGCCTCAAGGAACGCTGCGTACTCCGCTTTTCCGCCTTTGGTGCGTCGGTCGATTTCCGGAGCCACGATGTACCGGTCCGCAAAGTCCTCCGGCTCCAACACCAGGCAGTGCAAAGCCGAGCCTTGCTTCATGGCATTTGTCTCCTGAAACTCGCGCTGGACGTACTGTAGGTAGTGATTCGGAGATTTGGCGAACGCCTTGAGCGCGCTGTATGAGAGATAGGGGCGTTTCATTGTGCGAGGTGTTTTTTGAATGAATCTTCGCTGAAATGCAGCCGCTCGGCCCACTCGGGCAGCGGGTCAGGCACGTTGACGCAGTCAATGAACCACACCTGAGCGTGTCCAGGGTGCGGCAGCGTCAGGACGGACTGAATGCCTGCGTTTTGCATCAGCTCCACCGCGTCGTGTTCCTGCTCGTAAACCCGGAGGTGGATGCCGTCGTAGCGCGCTGTCTTGGCATCCCGAAACAACGCTTGCACCACGTGATGGCCGTCAGCGATAAACGTCTTAATGGTGGCTTGTGGCCACGTCTTGTGCAGCAGCTCAAAAGCCTCACGAACGCAGTCCGAATCGGCTACTACGTTCCATGCAACGAAATCGTCGTCGTACACCGCGGCGGTCATCTCGATTTGCTGCTTGATTTCTTCGATGTTCATTTGGTCGGGGTTTCGGTTGGTATTTCGTCCTCGCCGTACACGTTGAGCTTGTACATGCCCGCGAGCTTAAGTACGGCTCGCGACATTGCCCGCTTTTCGGCCATTGCGACCGGGTAGGCGTTGCGGTTGTTTTTCGCGCTCACCTCGCCGTATGACGTGGCGACGGTCTTGTCGTACCACGCTTGCGCCTTGATGACGTAGCGGCCTTCTCCTGCGTCGCTCCACTCGTGCACCGGCTCGAAGTCCACACGTGCGCCCAACTTGGCGGCTATCTGCTCCACGCCCGCGCGGGTGATGATAATAAACCCACGGCTGTCCTTGTGGAAATGGTGGCCTTTAAGCTCGTAGTGCTTGGCCATCGTGCGCAGCTCCGCAAGCTGCTCTTCTTTTAGCTGCTTCATTTGCTCATTGCTTGGAGGTGATCATGTGCCACTTGCAGCATCGCCATGCAGTTGGTCAGGCTGTGCAAGATTTGCTCTTTGTCCAAGCTTCGCTTCATCGCGGCGGCTGCCTGGTCACGTGTCTCTTTCGACATGCTCGCCAATCGGCGGAGCTCGTACTTTTCAAACTCGGTCATGCGTCCTGCTTTTTGTGATTGATGTATGCCCTTACGTAACCGGCCAGGCTCATGTTACACTTCTGCGCAAGTTTCTCCATGGCCACCATCTCGTGGTCCTCCAACTTGGTCGCCACGTACACGGTGCCGTGGTGGTATTCTGGGTGCCACTGCTCCTCAATCATTTCGCGGACCATCTTCGCAATCACGTTGTACAATCGCTCTTTCTGTTGCACTGCTTGTTCTCGCAGCTCCTCCCGCACATCGGCGGGAACGGGCACGTTCTTGTAGCCCTCTTCGTTTAAATACGACATCTGTTTGATGGGTTTTTGATTCATTATTGCTGTTTGGCCGGGTTAGTGCATGATTAATGCGTCATTCGTATCCTCATGCGATACCGGCAGGTTTTCGCCTCCTGGTGCGAAGTCGTCGTTGTGTTCCTCGTGGTAATCGGCCTCCTCCAGGTAGCCGAGCGGCTCGCAGTCGTGGCCAGCCATGCCGGGTTTTGGGTCATTCATCGCCTTCGATTTTGTCGATGATGGCACGCCCCTTTTGCCCAATCATTGGATAGATAGATTTGAGTACATCGTACATCTCCGGCGCGGCGGCCATTAGGCGGGCGTTGGCTTGGTACGGCAGTTTTGGTTCATTCCGCACGCTATGCCTTTCACATTGTCCGCAATCCATGCAGTCCTTGGAATCGTACACATGCACGTCAGCAATTTGCTGACCGCTTGCGTTGATGTATCCAAATTCATCGACCTTCCACGGCCCGGGTGTGTGCTGGCTCATTGTTCGCTGCTGTTGGCCAGTCGGCACTGATTGAACCTTGCCCGTCCGTACTTGCGGCCGATCACGTGGACCACGTGCGGGTTGCTTGAGGTTGGGTCATGGGCGATGTAGATGCCCTGGTAGGTGCAGTTCCGTCCGTGCATGTCCTGCACTTCGACGAGGTCGCCAAGTTTAAATTGTTGTTTCATCATTTAGGCTGTTTTGCGTCCTGCATCATTTGGCCGAGCTCCTTGAGCAAGCCGCCCATCTCGTGATGCGACAAGCAGCGCATCATTTTTGCAGCGCTCAGTGAAGCCCGCGCTACCTTACCGGCGGCGGTGTGTTCAAATCCTTCTCTCGTGTCGCATTCAACTTCGGTAATGAACGCGCCTATAGCGTCAATTCTCAGGGTTACAAACGTTGCATCCATTGGTCGGGTGCGTTCAAAAATTTCAGCAAAGGTTTCTTGTTTCATTGTTCGTTTGATTTAATCACGTTCGATGTCGATGAGGTCTTCGTTGCCTGGCTTATTGCCGTTCAGCTTCATGTGCCATGTCCGGAGCCGTTCCCGGTAGATGTGCTGCGCCCACTCGTTGAAGCTGCTGCACGGGTGCTCCGTGTCAATCTTGGCGCGAATCTGTCCCTGGCTCATTGCAGCTTCAAATGGAAGGTTCCACGGAACGCCTTGAACTGGCGCTTGAGGTTCTCCACGAACGCATAACCGCGCATGCTGCTCACGCTGTGGTGGTAGCAGGAAAATGCAAATTGTACATATTCGGCCTCGCTCTTGTCGCCCATGTAGCGCATGGTACTCAACATGTGGTAGATGTCGAGGATTTCGTCGGCAATGTTCACCGCGTCCGTTGCATCGTCGAGCATGTAGTCGAATGTCGCTTCGACTTCTTCGATTACCAGGTCTTTCAAGTCCATCATTTCAAAACGTTTTTGGTTTGTTTCTGCCGCTAAGGTACAGACGACTTTTCCATAATTCCTAAGGTTTTCCCAAAAAATTATCGAACTTCCTCCGAAACCCTTGACAACACTACAAAAAAAGAGAGGCGCCCTCGTTAGGACGCCTCACTCAACCAAAAACGCTGAAACATTTACTTCAAGCTGCCGCCAAAGTAATACCCAAAGATGGTAATCGCAACTCCCTCAACCACTCCGAGGATGTGGAACAGCACTTCGTTTTCCACATCGCCCGTAAACGCGTAAAACAGCGTAATAACAAACGAAACAAGCCCAGTGATACCAACGGCCCGCTGCATCCAATCGTGGCGCCCTGTGGCCTCCGCAAGGTCCACCTCGCGCTTTCTTGCGTTGGCGCGGTCTTCCTGTTGCAGTTCGTGCAGCAGCTTGCGCGCTTCCTGCTTCTCCGCCTCGCTTGTTGTAGTTGCGTCAATCAATGCACCAACGGCTTGGAGCACCTGACCGCCTGGTACAACTTCGCCCACGCTTGCCAGTACGCCCGGCGCCTTGTTCCGGAACCACTCGCCAAGCTTCGTGTCCTTCAGTTTGCCTCGTTGATCTCCCATCGTAGTGTCTCGTTTTTTCTGTTACGGGTCATGCGCAGCCACCACCCGCCGAGCGTTGGCGTGTTGAACCCTTTCTCCGTTGCCCAACCTGCAAATCTATCACCGAGCAATTTATACGAACCCGTCCGCAGGTGGTGCACGCGTTGTTGGTACAGGTTGCCTGCGCTGGTGATGCGGTCCACTGTTGTCGGCACGTACCACTTCTGATGTGTGTGACCGCGCACGATGATGTCCGCGTCCGGAAATTGCATCTGGTCTAAGTCCACAGCGAGGACGCCTTTGGAACGCGGCGCGTTGCCGCCATAGCCGTGGTGGAAATGCACGTAGGACGTGTGCCGCACTTTCTTGGCGCTGTCGCGCACCATACGCACCTGCAACCACCCAGCGTAACCGCCCACGGTGATATTACCTCCTTCAGCGTTGTGCAATGCTGCCACGCGGTCGAGCGGTGACGTGTGCATGCGCTTCTCGATGTTGGTCTCGTGGTTGCCGCGACCAAGAAAGCGGATGGTGCCCTTGAACTGATTGAAATACTCCACGCTGTCGTTGATGACGTCGTCGAGGTACGTGATGCTTTTGTACTCCGGCCGCAGGTCGCTGTATGTACCGCGCGGGTCCCACTTGCCCTGCATCAGGTCAAACCAATCGCCAAAAATGAACACGGCCGCGCCGCGCTTCTTGGCCTCGGTGAGGTGCTTGGTCAGTAGATCCCGGTCGCACTTCATGGCGTCGTAGTGCACATCCGAGATAAACAGGAGCTCTTGGTTCTCGGGCACTTCGACGCGGAACACGGTCCGCTTCAGCGGTTCAATAGTAAGTCCAAATGACATCCTCTGCTTTGTTTGGGTCGTTGTCGACGTGAATAAATGATGCGCCGATGCCGATGCGGTTAAATCCCGCGTCAAGCAACCCGCCAATGATGTACGCCCGTTGCCGCGACTCGGTGCAGCTGATGTCAGCGGCAAACCCGTCGAGGTGGCTGCTGGTCTTTATGCCGCCCACCTTGCGGTTGTGTGCCTTGGTGCGGTACCCGCTATTGATGACAAAAGGCACGCCTGCAAAGTGACGTGCCTTGTCCAACATCTCAAGAAACTCCTCATCCATGTACTGCTGACCGCTGCCTGGTTCATCGGGTGAGTCGAATTCTTCCAGGTTGAAATACCTCAAGTTCATGAGCGTGGGTTTATGCTGTTTGTGGCCACCAACTCCTCACGCATTTGGCCTATGGTTTCGATTAGCTTCTCGTGGCGTTGTGTCTGCCGCTGCTCCATGCTGTCTAAACGATGGCATACCGTGTTCTCGGCTTTTTCAAGCGCCGATACCCGCACCTCCATCTGTGCCATAAACTTGGTTAGGCGTTTGCCGGTGTTCACGATGGCCGCTCCGAGCGGTACAGCAATGCTCACCGCTACGGCCGCCACTGCAATAATGAGTTCCCAGTTCATGTTGCAAATTAATCGAATTCCACATAAGTGATGAGCACGTTCAACGCCACCGCCGTGTTGACGGTGAGGATGTTTGCTGACAACATCCCAAGCGGTGAACTAAACGGCTCCCACATCTCGTCCGAGGCCAGCGTCGCCTTGTTGATGACTACGTCCGTGGTGCGGTCGTCGTACTTGACCAATACCGCGCCCGCGCCCTTGGCGTAGATCATGACGTTGCGCACGATGCACCCGCCGCTTGGCGCGCTGAAAATATCGACGTCGCTGCCCGTGGTGGACACTTCGACCATCACTGTCTTGTATGTGTTAGCCATTGATGAACATTGCAAATGCTTCGGTCGCGTCGTGGTTTTCCTCGTTCGCGACGTCCTGCTGGTTGAAATTGGTGGTGTAAATCGGTGGCAGCCCTGGCACCTCCGGCAGTGCGCCGTCGAAGCCGATGGCAGGGGTGGTCACGCTGCCCGCGCGCTTGAGCTCCACGAGCTCCATCTCCCACTCGCGCATGTTAGCCCTGAACGTCAACGTGTGCAGGGCGTAGTCCACGCTGTCCAAGGTGTACGTGTGCAGCATCGAAGGCAGCTCGCTCGGGCTGCTTGCAAGGTCGTAGACGGTGCCTCGGTGCGTGCGGATGTTGGACGATTGACCGAGCAGCCACTCCCGGGCGATGATGGTGTGCAGGTTGCCTGTGGTGCCCGTGGCGGCCAAGGTGCGCCATACGCTTGGCTGCGTCCGCGTGCCGCCTACTTCGACGGTCAGGCCGCCGCCCTTGCCGTTGATGAGGTCCGCAAACCCTACGTCCGGCAGCTCCAGCACCTCGTTGCTTGTCGTGTTGTCGTTGGTCGCTTGGAACGTCACGTTGGCTCCGTCGATGTCGTACACGTCGGTCGGAAAGATGCGCACCTCGCGCACCTCGTGCGGGCTGTCCTCGTAAATGCCTGTGGGCTGTGCGCTTGTTCCGTCAGCCAGCAACACCGAGCTAAAAAAGTCAATTTGGCAATCTTCGGAAGTGAGGTCACCCGGTAAGCCAGGCATGTCAATTCCAAAATCAAACGTGTAATCGCCGTCTTCACCAATCGCGAAGGGTGGCGTAACAAAAAACAAGCGGTCGCTTGCGGTCGTAGTCCATGACGGTACACCATCACTAAACACAGCCACGTTGCTGCCGATGCCCGACGGTACGTAATACTGCGTGGTGCCCACGTAAGTTTGGTTGCGCTTGGCGTAATACTGACCAAGTTTCAAGCGAACACTGACTCGTAAACGTGCAGCCTCAATCGTTGCATATGCCGTGTTTTGCGCTCGAAACTTAAACCGCAGCGAGACGGGCGTTCCTTCCTGGTAGTGGATGGTGGCGCCGGTGAAAATTGGAACATCTAAAGCGTCAAGGTAGCCGAGCGAGTCCGTAACGTTGTACAGGTGATCCACGACGAACGGACCGCTGCCGCCGTACTCAAAGGTGCGCTCCACCCGTTGCAACGGGTTGCGATACCCGCGCATCCATCCCGCCGCCTTCTTCATGTCCGTGCTTGGCAGCGTGAAGACCTCCCGCGTGAGCGTGGTGGCCGATGCCGTGCCGCTTGAGTTCACCGTGTAGCCCGTCAGCAGGTCGTCGTCGTACTGATGCGCGTGCAAACTGTCCACTACGAAGCCACTGTCCACCGAGCCGTTCACCGAGGCGTGCCAGTACAGCCGCGCGCCCATGGACGACAGTACGCCGTTGAGGACGTCGTATGCGCTCGTGTATTCGGGTGGGTTGGCCTCGCTGTCCTTGAAGCGGTTGAAGTTCAGCTCCGCGTTGAGGATTCCGCTTGTGTAGTTCGTGGCGTCGTAGCGCGCCTGCACGTAGTCCGCGAACGTGTAGCGGTGCGTGTCCGTTGCAATCACCCACGGGCGCAGCTTGTTTAGCGCGTTGGCGATGTGGCCTTTGAGCTTGCCGTAACCGGTGGCCTCCGGGTCGAATGAATACGGGATGTTTTGCAGGTTCGCGAGGTCATCGACGGCCGTAAGCTGCACCTCCTGCGGAAAGTATGCGTCCTCGAACTCGGTGAGGTCAGCGAGCAGGATGCCACGCCAGTACAGATCGCCCAACGTGGGACCGGCACCGCCGTACTTCACTTCGACAAAGAACTGCCCTTCGTAGCCTGTGGCAAGGTCGTCCACGAGGTCCGCGTCGTTGTTGTTCTGCAACATCATTGGAATCGACAAACGGCTCGGCACGATGGCCACGCTGCGGTCGTTGATGTCGCCTTCCCATGTCAGCTCGAAGCCAGCCTCGCCGAGCTGAAACTCAAACGTTGTGCCGCCTCCGTACTCCTCGTCGTAGATGTTCACCCACCAACTGTCACCGTTGAGGTCGTTAAATCCCGCGTAGTGTTTGAGTGCCATCAGCGTAAGAATCGTTGTGCGTTGCGTTGGCTCCGCTGATTGCTCAGGCGGATGTCATTGCCTGCGATTTTGCCTGTCACGACTACGGGTGCAGCTCCGAGCATGCTTTGCAGCTTGTCGAGCGGTGCGATGACCTCCGGGTTGGTCTTGGCGCCTGGATACTCACCCATGAGGCCGACCGTCGGGCCGCTGATGATACCGCCGTCAGCAAAGGCGGGTATGTCAGCAACAGCGA